TAAGCAAATAAAATAATGGAAAATATAATTCCTGATCCAAGAAGGATTGAGCCCCATAATCTTTTAGAGGATTTATTACCTTTGGAATCTTGTAAAAATTTGTTAGTCATGCTTGCTAATTTATTAATTCAAAATGTGGTAAATCAAAAAATGTCTGATCATGTAAATCATTGTCATTATCCCAATCAGCTCCGCATCTAATTTTAATATTGAGTTGATCTGCTGTAGCTTTTACATAGCCAACGAAGTGATAAAATCCGATCCTATTATTCCAATTTATTGGATATGGAACGACGTCAATTGCTAGAGATGGGTTTTGATTATGTTTACTTTTTCCTGCTTTTAGCTTTGATTTTCCTTGGCAGTAAAGCTCTTCTTGACATTCATTACTTCTAAAGCCTTCAATAATTGTGCAATCATAATTTTTAATGACTTCATTAAAAAGTTTCTGCAAATCAGGATGACAACTCGCTAATTTTTCTTTTGACCTATTTGAATATTTTGGCATTTTTTATTTATTTAAATTTTATATGATCACCAATAAGAGCTATAAACCCTGCGGTAATCAGAGTCATAAATCCAAAAATCATCCATCTGATAAAAACCTTAAAAGCATGCTTTTTTGCCATGCGTAGTGATTTGAGCAATTCCCGCAAATTGGCAATATCCATATAGGCTAAATCATCATCTAAACCAATCTCCTTTAGAGCAGCTTTGGCACCTTGCTTTGAAGCTTTGGTTAAAAGCTCTTCTAGCTCAATTGAAGTGAGAGTTATTTGGCTTAATTTTTTATCTTCTTTTCCGAGCATTTTAAAATTTTTCTACGGCGTTAATAGTGGATTGATAACCTTGGTCACTGATATCGTGAGTTATGGCTTCAACAATCCATGTCCTGTTTTTTAGATATTTGATATCTGGTATTATTATTTTGCTCTCAGCGCTTAAAATAGGATTACCAGGAAGTGATATTTCTAATTTGCTTATTCCTCTCTCAAATTCTGCTAATTTTGCTTTAGCGGCTTCCAAGGCTCTATTTTGATCTGTGAATGTGTATCGCATCTCATAATCAGGCTCACCTGTTCCAGATGCGACCTTCTTTTCTTCTGCGGTTGCAAAGTCGTGATATTTAGCAATGACTTTGCCAAACTTACCTCGATCAAGAATATTTAATCTCCAGCTAGATATTTGATTTTCAGAAAGTTCTAATTTTGGTAGCTCCTTACCAGTGATGGTTGTGCCTTTATTCTTTTTGGCAAAAATTAGCTTTCCTGCTACGAACTTAATGAAAGCGTCATAATCTCTGGCGAAGTTAGTTAAAAATGACAGATCACTCTCATTGGTTTGGTCAATATGAGCTATGTAGATTTGCTCAAAATATTCATCAATTAGAGATATGAATTTATGCTCTTTGGCAATTTTACTTACTATGCCAACTAGGCTATATTCATGCCATGATCTGCTTTTTGGTGATCTGATTTTGTTGGTTAAATCTTTGATTTTTGTATTACTGGCTTTAGCAATAATCCTCATCCTTGATGGTGGCGAGGATAGATCAATATTATCTACAATATAGCTTCCCATCAAAACTAAATCCTGATTCTCATAACCAAGAGATATTTCAAGATTTGTGCCTCTTGGTGGAATTTCTAAAATATTATCTCTGTTATCGAGTAGGATTTCTGCCTTATCAGAAACAAGACCAGTTTCATCGGTAATATTTAAAGACACTAATCTTGGTAATAAAGTGTCAGTGATATCTTTATCATCCGTCTTGACTTTAAATATTGGCTTCATGTCCAGAGCTTTACTATTTCAGATTCTTTTTGAATTGTTATTTCTGGTAAGGTAATTTTGACTCCAGCTTCAAAAACAGCATCTAGTTCAGATAAATGAGGATTAGCTTCCAAAACTTGCTCAACTATTTTTACTGTACTGCCATAATAATTCTGGCAAATTTGATCCAAAATATCACCATCCCTCGTTGTATAAATGATGCTCATAAACTCGATGCAATATTTTGAATAATTCCTTTTGTTCCCCTCTTTTTATCCTCACCATATCTCTTTAATGTGATGGAAAATTCTATTTTTCTGGGGCTGCCATCTTTTAAAAAATTACTCTGATTTTCTGATATTTTAGAAATGCACCATCTGCCAAAGGCGAAGCCATTTCCTGATATTAGAAATAATGGCTTGCCAAGACCAGCTTGAGATCTCATTAGAGTAATTTGCTTTAATCCACCTTTAAAATGAGGATAGATAATTCCCTCAAGATCAATTGTTTCAACGCCAAAGCCAGTAAATTGCAGAGCTGGATTACTGCCCAGTCTATTAACTTCCTGCCATTTATATTCGCTTTGTCTTTTTAGAGTTTGATAAGCAGAGTTTTTTACAGCAAAACGATAAGCTCCCAAAATCATCATCATATCTATTTTGAGCAGGCTATTCACAGTTAGCTTGCTGCTGATATTTTTGAAAAAATCTAATGCCATGGCTAATCGTAATTTAAAGATTGCTTTCTAACCGCAAATTTATGCATTACCTCGTCAATTGCTATTCGCACTTGATTGGCGATGGTTTTTTCATCAGCGTCAGTTCTAGCATTAATGGTAATTGGTGCGGAGATAGAAATATTTGAACTGGAACTATTACCAGCAATATTTGAGATATTGCTAGTTTCTAATAATTGCTGATCAGAGAAGGAGTTATCTTCAATTTCTTTTACGGTATCTCCTATTTTTTGGCTTTTATTTTCATCACCAGAAAATACTCCAGCTACAGATTTAAAACCTTTGCCAACAATGCCAGCAACTTTCTCAAGTGGTTTTAATAATTTACCAACCCATGCAAATGCTTTTTGCACCCAGCCAATAACTCCACTAAAAAGATTTTTAAAGAATTCACCAACAGGAGTCCAGTTGGCAATTAGAAGTCCTGCTGCAATTGCAATCCCTCCAATAATTAAGCCAATCGGATTTGTCATTACAGCAATGCCCAGTGCTTTAATAGCGGTAATCACAGTTGGGACAGCAAAGCTCATTAATGTCATTGCGGTTCTAAAGGCGATAATACTTCCCTTAGCTGCTAAAAAACCTCCTTTTAAGAAGGTAAAAGCATAGCCAGTGGCAATTGCCGTTACTTTAAAACTGATTAATCCAGCTACCGCTAGACCGATATATTTGGTAAGAACTGGAAACTTTTCTGCTAAAATACTTATTCTCCCTGCGATACTCGCTGCCTTTCTGGCAATAGTTGCAAATGCTGGAAGTAAAACTGAGCCAATTGATATTCCAACCGATTCAATAGCTGATCCAAATTCTTTAAATGCACCAACAGTAGTATTTTTTAACCGATCTGCCATTTCCTTGGCAGCGCCAGTGGAATTATTAATTTTTTGCTCAACCTCATCTAGCCTGCCAGTTTCAACAGATTTAAAAATTGCCAACGCACCAGAGGTTGCTCTTGTTCCAAAAATATCTTTTATTGTGGATAATTTTTCTTCATCAGATGCATCTTTCATGGCAACAGCCATTTCTTTTAAGATGGTAACCATTGATCGCATCTTGCCATTATCGAAAACTTTAACTCCAATTCCTGATAATCTTTTTTGAGCAAGTAGAGCTTCTTTGGCAACATCAGGCATTTCTTCTGCGCTAACTCCCATTTCCTCTCTCATTTTACCAAGAGCCTTTGCTCCTGATTTCGCTGGAGCAGCAAGTCGAAGATATGCAGATCTTAACATTACGCCTGACATTGATGCCTGAATACCAGCATCACCTAAAACACCAGCAAGAGTAGCGGTCTCTTTTAGAGTTCCACCAACTGCTGCTGCGGCAGGAGCAATAAATTTCATGGTTTGCCCAAGCATCTCAACATTAACATTTGTCGATCTACTTGCTTGAGCTAAAATATCAGCTGCTTCACCAGTCCTTTCCGCTTCCATATTAAAACCAGTTAGAATATTGGAAGTAATATCTGCAGTTCTGCCGAGATCCATATTTCCAGCGATTGCCAAATTTAAAACGCTTGGAGTTGCCGCTAAAATTTGATTAGTGCTAAGTCCTGCCATACCAAGAAATTGCATAGCTTCTGCAGTTTGACTTGCTGTATATTGCGTAGTACGCCCTAGCTCTCTTGCTTGCTTTGTTAGACTCTTAAAGCCTTTACCACCTGCTGCTTCATTGGTAATTGCGCCAATTTTTGCCATAGCCAGTTCAAAATCTACAGCCGGACGAACGGCAGAATAAAGAGCTCCACCAAGAGCGACAGCATCCACCATTTGAGAGCGATAATTTGCTCTTTTACCAAGATTGGCATCTTTGGCATTCTGGTTATTTTGTAAGCTTGTTTGGCGTCTCTTTAGAACATTAAGATTTTTACTTAATTTTGACTGTTCTTTATTAAAGTTTTTAATGTCGATCCCAGAGGAGCGAAGAGCTTTGCCCATTTGCCTTGTAGAACTAGCGGTTTCAAGAAATGATCTTTTTGTTTGATCAGCTAGTCTTTTAGCTTTTCTAAAGTTATTTTGAAGCTGTTTAGTTGGACTGTTGGTGTTGGCGATTTCTTTGCTTAATATACTCAGTTTTTGTCTGGCATCACGATAAGCAACTCCGGATTCTTTAGTAGCTCTGGATGATTTCTTGAAGGCTTCAATTTGGGAAGCTCTATCACTTACTTTTTTAATAGTAGAGCCAAGAGAAGATAATTGCTTATTTGCAGATCCAAAAGCTCCTTTAAAAGATTTACCTATTTCTGCACCAATTAAAACTGAAACTGATGCTTTAGTAGCTGGCATAATTTAATTAAATTTCGTTAGTTTCTTTTTGGATCAAAATCGCTTCATCATAAAATAAGCAAAATTCTTCTTCAGTTAGCTCAATAATTTCTGAAAGTGGCCAATGGGTTATTTTTGAGAGAATAACGATGGCTCGTCTGATATTCCCTCGGATTTGAAAAAATCCATATATGCCTTTTGTAAAGTTGCATAATCAGACTCATCCAGATCTTCAATAATTGATGGCTGCACCTCGCAAAGATTAGCGAAAAGACGGATTTCTTTTTCTTCGTCACTTGCAGATTTCATTTTGGCAACAACAAGGCGATCTTTGACTTTTGATCTTCTCATATTCAAATCAGCGATATTTGTACCATCTGATTTGATTGGATAATTTAATTTAATATTTTGCATTTTTTAAGTTGATCTAAATATTTTTGAAATATTGGATTTTCGTGTTTTTATATATTCTTTTTGTGCAGGCTCTGCTTTACTTTTAAGCCATTTCCATTTTGCAAATACGCTATCACTTTTTGCGTCTTTAATATTCTTCTCAATACATTGAAGGAGTTCAGAGAAATATATTTCTCTTGGGTCATAACCATCGGCAATAGCGTCATCTACTATGTTTGCAGAGGCATCAAATTTAAAAGGGTCAACAAACCATAATCCGTCGACATCTTTTGATAAGAAAAATGTTTTAATTTTTTGGTTAAAGTTATTAACCAACATTGAATCAATTAATATTCGTGGATAAATAGCGCATTTAGTCTCTAAATCATATGATTTTAGAAGACCTTCACCATACATAATGTTATCTTTGTGAACCATTAAACCAGATGATATTCCGCCTCTTGTTAATATTCCTAATTGAAAAAGTTCAGCCTGAATCCAACCACAAGCATAAATGAGCGAAATAGCATTGTTGTTTTCAGTGGATATGACAATTGAGTCAGAAAAAGTAGAAACCTCTAAGTTACTAAAGCTTGTTTTTTCATTGCCCGATAATTGGCCACGATGTTTTAATAAAGAAAGAGATTGATATATATTCCTGTGTAGCTTTGAATCTTTTACTAAAGAAGATATGAGATTCCTAAAGCCAAGTATATCTATAAAAGCGACAATTCTAGAAGTATATTGAGAGCTACCTATCATAAAATTAAAATATTCATATTATCAAATACTCAATAATAGAAATTTTTATTCTAAATTCCAATAGCATCACGAATTTCTGTCATTTTATCAACACCGCCAATAATTCTGGTCATATTGTCGATATCAACTTCGATTAACTGTTCACCATCAATTTCTAGGCTGTAATATCTACAAGCAATTGTGCAGGCTAAAGTTCCTTTTTCACCTGCTGCAAATTTGCCCATATCCATTTCCGAATACATGCCACGAAGTTTGATGATTATTGGTGACGTAGTTGCATCATCTTGCAAAGCACCTCGAAGTGTTACTTGAACACCATTGCCACTGATAAGGCCAAATTGCTTTAAAACATCTTTGTCATATTCTGATAATGTAAATGAAGCTTCCAGCTTTTCCATTCCCATATCAATAGCTATGGGAGCGTCCATCCCACCAGCTTTATATTCTTCTGATTTTATAGATAATTTTGGAGGATTAACCTCATCACATTTACCAACATAACCTCTACCATCAATGAAGAGATTGAAATTCTTTAATATTTTTGGAATCATTTTTCTTTATATTTGGGGTTAAATAATTTCAGACAAATAATCATCAGTCATTCTTGATCTAAAGATTATATGTTCTGCTGGATAAGGAGGAGTGAAGTCAAACTCAAAAGTAACTTTGCCTTGAGCTATTTGATCAGGAGTATTTAATTCAGGATCAGCAAAGGCAGTTCCGCCAATAATCGCTCCGATATTTTTTAGATATCTTAAATAATTATTAACTCCTTCCAAAACATCCTCGATGTAGGTTTTGGTGATATTTCTGTCCACTGCCCATAGGTGAGCTTTAAGAAGAGAATCATTAATCATATCAGCAGTTCTTCTTGCTTGAAGAAATGCCCATTTAGGATCAGCTGATAAAGTTCTGTTGCCCCATAATCTAAAACCACTTTCTTGAATTATGGTTGTGATGTTATTTTCATTGAGGTAGTTAGCTTTTGAATTTATATCCCCTAAAACAAAATCTATTGGCTTAGAAATTCCCACAATGCCATTAATTACCAGATTTGATGGCGACCACCAAAATCCTCTGTCATTATCAGATTTTACAATTAAACCAGCTACTCTTGCAGATGATGGTTCTTCAACTATTACACCCAAACTATCTAAAACTTTTACCCAAGGATAAACCGCAAATACTCTGGCGGATCCAAAGTCACCTACATAATCGATTGCATCGGTGTCATTGGTGTTTGGAAGATCGGCAATAATAATCGCTCTTAGGTTTTCTGCTATTCCTAGAAGTTCACTAACCACAGGATTAGCATTGCCACTTGGCATATCATGCGTGAAATTTGGGGCAATCAAGATTCTTGGAGTTACCGCAAGCTCTGTATTTGCTGACAAAAGAGCGTGAACACCTTTATATTGACCAGTTGCTCCATCAACGCCACCAACAACATCGGCATCTATGATATTAGCAGGATCAAGAATGCCAGTTGTTAAATGGGCAGGATTTGCTGGATCAGCAACATTTATCACGACAACCATTGCACCAGCTTGATCGAATATTCCATCCAAAGCTTTTGGTATGGTATAATCTTTATTGGCATCATTATTTTCACCGAAGATTTCGGCTGCTTTTGCTCTTGAGCCAAGAATTAAGGTTGGTGTATTTACTGGGCCTTGTGGCGCTGTACCAACAAGTCCTATTACACTTGATTTAACTGTTTGAATAGGACGCGCACCATCATTGATTTCAATAACTTCTACGCCGTGTAGGAATTGTGTAGACATAACTTAGCTGGATATTTTTTGATTAATATTATCTTCAAAATTTTTAAGAGCTTTCCAAGCTGTTTTGTAAGATTTAGAGCTGTTGATATCGGATTTAGTTTTTTGAATTTCTCCATCAATATAAGCAGAAATTACCGAAAACTCCTCACTCTTTTTGATGATAAGTTTGGCAAGATCTAAAACAGTGATCCCTCTATTATCCGCCTCTATCTGCAATGAGGAAATGTCTTCTGAGTTTGGAATTTCTGCCTCAACTATTCTTTTTGCTATTATTGCTTTTGTTTCATAGGCTGCAATTCTACCAGGCATATTGGATAATATTTTAGCACGATATTCTTCAGCAATATCTTCTATTACAGCTAAAGCATTTACTTTATTTTCCTCTAGGCTCCATTTAAGTCTTGGATCAGATTCTGAATCTATTTGAGGTGTGGTAAAATCATCAGCAATGCTATTTGTTGTTTTTTCTTCATTCTGATAAGGGCTTTCTAGCTTAATATCATCCAATACCCAAATAATTTCACAATCTGGATATAGTTCTTTGATATTTTGATTGTTACTGTGACTGGCCACTATTAAGCCATTTTTTATAGCAAGTTTCATAATTATTTAAGTTTTAAGATTATTTTAAGAAATATACATTATTGCATCATGGTTTCCTAAAGCATGAGAACTGCCAGGGGAATAATTAGCGGCATTTCCAGATACTCTACTTCTTGTGCCACCAGCATGAACTTCTGATTTATGTCCAGAATAATACCCTTTATCCCGACAATTTCTTGCAGTGCTATTGTTACAAACTATAGCTGAACTATGATTGGCATAAAAACCAATATTAGCACCATCAACAGTAACATTGGAGTTGGCGTGCATATTGGAGCCTTGTCCACATAGAATACCGTGAGATTGCATATTTTTAATTAGAAGATTTGCCGTATTGCCTCCACTATGATGCCAGGCATGAATACCATGGTAGCAATTTTCTATATGACCATTTTTGATATTGATTTTAGTAATGCCGTCAGTGTCATAATCATATGCTTGATGGAAATGAAAATCACTTGTCCAGTGGCAATATAATCCCATATGAAAATCTCTACATTCCACACCATAACCAAATATAGAGCTACAGTGAAACGCACCAAGGGCTGCCCATGGTGCTGTAGCCCCAGTGCCAGCTCCAACTCCTCTTAAAGATGATCTTTTGATATAAATTCTACTATTTCCTGTGCAATGAACACCGCCATAAAGTTCTGTGGCAGTAATATTAGAAATATCAATCTTACAGCCATCATGACAATGTATGGCATGCCATAAGCGGTTAAAGTTGCAATTTTCAATGACTGCAGAACTGTTAAAGCGACATAATATTCCATGAGCAAGACCGCCTCCTGCCATTCCATCCCTAAGGCTTCTATCTTTTATCTGAGAAATAAAAGTTCCAGTAAATCCCGTTACTCCCTTAAGGGAAATATTTTTAACATCAATATGAGTGTTTCTTTCACCAATTATCATATAGTGACGCTCATCTCCCGCATATCTAAAAATTATATCTCCTGCATTTTCTGATGTTCCGATAATTTGCACATTTTTGTGATAAGAAAATTTCATTTCATGAATTCCTTGGTGTGGAAATTCATAGATTCCTGGATCAATTTCTATCTTCCAAAGAATATCTCCTGCAAGGCTATTATTTTCAATATGGGTTGCAACATCAACAGGATGAGTAAATTCTTTATCTGCTCCAACTTGTAAAATTACTGGATTTGGCTTATGGATAGTTCCTTTCCATTCTTCATATTCTTGTAGCCTATCTTCTATTGTGCCAGTTAGCTGATCGCTTTTAGATACTAGATTCCCTACATTATCATTAAGTAATGCTATTTGTTGTTCTAAAGTCATTTTTAATTAAATAATTTTTGTT